AGGATTCTAAACTTATTGCCAATGCTCCTTGGAGACAGCTTGATAATGGTTTGTATGCAGCAAATACTGATGAATGGTTAGATAACTTTACCTTCCCTCAGATTGACGCTCGGATAGTAACCATTAATCCAGATGGGACTCCTGTTGGAAAGCAAGTGGGCGATAGATACATACCTGCTTTCTACGATGGCAAAACTATTTTTGCTGACATAGATTACATTGAAGGCGCAATGTATCAGGAGAAAGCTTGGACTAAGCCAAAGGTTGAGGGGGTAAAGCCTCTTGCAGAAAATGCTTTTAAAACTCCTAGAGCTTGGTCTAACTTTATTATGCTGCATGAAATTGCTCATACAAACTTTGCTCAAAAAGCTGGCGAAAGCAAAGCGCAATATGAAAATAGAATTAATGATATTGCTATGGAGCAGCACAAAGCTCAATCATCTATAAATGAAGAGACAGTTCTAAAGTTTCGTAGTGCCTTAAATAGCGGTGTTCTTAATACTATTATGTCTGGAACTCCAGCAGATAAGCCAATCATTACTGATGGTGTTGCTTATGTTCCTATGAGCGTTGCATCTAAATTCGGAATGGTAGAAGACCCAAAGGTACGTGGCTATGCTCGTATAGAAAACGGACTAATGGGATTACCGTTTCAGTTCTATAGCTACACACTAGCCAACATAAACAAAACAGTAGCTACACTAGCGCAAGGTCAAATTAAGAATAGAGCTATTGGCATAAGCACTTCTATGGGTCTTGCTTACTTGTCTCTAAAGCTAAGAACTCCTGACTTTGTTTGGGAGGACATGTCTGCTCAAGATAAGTTTGCAAGAAGCTTTGATATGAGTGGCGTAATGGCTTTCTATTCAGACTTATTCTATACTTCTATGCACACTTCACTTGCGCTAGGCGGTCCCAACATCACAGGTGGAATACTTGCACCTAAGTTTCCACAAGACCCTAGTGCAATGGATGCCGTTACAGGGCTTGCTGGTGCTGGTCCTTCTTGGGCTGCTGATGTAGGCGGTGGCATGTATCAGTTTGCTAATGGTGAGTATGGTGAGGGCGCTAAAACAATAGCAAGAAATGCTCCGTTTGCTCGTCTTTGGTTTTTAAAGGATGATATAAACCAGATTACACGCGCTTGGGCGCAGTAGTTTGTCCTAGATTATTTGTGCATTGCTCTTCTTCGCTTGCTTGTGAGAGAAGAGAACAAAGAGGTAAACCATGACAATAGACATTTCTGCTAACAATCCGCGCATTAGTTACTCAGTTGCTTCTGGTGTAACTCAGACATCTTTTACTGTGCCTTTTGAGTTCTTTGATGACTCAGATCTTAATGTTTATATCGACACCACCCTGCAAACTATTACTACTAACTACACAGTAGCAGGTGGGGCTGGCTCCACAGGGACCATCACCATGTCTGTGACTGGTCCTAAGACTGTTATCCTTACTCGTGACACTACGATTGAGCGCACAACAGACTTTACTGCTGGCATAGATATTAATCGCGCTGCATTGAATACACAGCTAGATACTCTCACTGCTATCTCTGCTGATAATAAAGACTTTGCAGAGCGGTCTATTCGGATTACCGACTATGACCCTGCGGCAGCTAACTTGTTGCTTCCTGACGCTGCTACACGCGCTGACAAGCTCCTTAGCTTTGACACCGAAGGCGATGTCCAAGTGCAAGCTGCTGCTGACTTACTAACAGGCAGCGTTCTTGGAGCTAACTACACTAAAGCAAGCTATACTGGTGACGGAACTCAGACTGCATATTCTACTGTAGAGAGTGCTGGGTCTAAGAATAACATTCAAGTGTATGTAGATGGCGTTTATCAAAACAAAGCTACGTTTTCTATTAGTAGCGCTACGCTGACATTCACAGAAGCTCCACCCTTAAACTCTGCAATTGAGTTTATTGTGGGTAATGCTGTTACTTCAATTACTGGTGATGCTTCTGCGATTACTTACAATCAAAGCGGTACTGGTGCTCAAGAGCGTACTGTTAAATCTAAGCTGCAAGAGTCAGTATCGGTCAAAGACTTCGGTGCTGTCGGTGATGGTGTAACGGATGATACTGCGGCTATTCAGGCTGCGGTTGCTGCTTCTGAAAAACTTTATTTCCCGAAAGGGACTTATTTGTTTGATGTTGTAAACAATATTGACCATGATCTTGAGATTGATTTCTGCGGCTCAACTTGCCACCCCCCATCGGGTGCAAGTAATGCAGCTATGTTTTATTTTGTATCTGGCGCAAATAAAATTTCATTTTCAAATGGTATTCTTGATGGGCAAAACCAGTCATCGAACTTCAGCCACATTATCAACGTAAATTCTTCCACCTGTGATTTCTCTATGGAGAATATGCAGCTTCTGAACAACTGCGAGGGTGGGGCAACTCCTGTCGCATCCCGTGACATTGACTTGCTTTATGTCAACACAGCAAACAGTGTTTACATCAATAACTGTGTGTTTCGTCTAGCATCACGTCAGGGGATTTCCTTTACTGGCATTGCCCCAAACATTGTTATTACAAACAGCATCTTTGAAGATTGCTATCTTTACGGCATCGACATTGAGCCAAACACAAGCACATCTGGAATGTACGAGAACATTAAGATTGATGGTTGTGTATTTAAGAACAATGGAAACAAAAGCACTTCCGATCATGTGTGGGGGCCATCAAGTGGAAACGGCCCATTCCGTGCGCAGTCTGCTTCATTGACTGTTGATGTTATCAAGAATATTTCGTTCACCAACAACAAAATCATTAGCACAGATTTTTTAAATCAAGTTGTTGGATGGCAGTCTCCTGCGTTTGGTGTAGAGCAATATAATAATTTGGTTTTGTCTGGAAACACGTTTCAGAATATTAACTGGGTTGTTGCTGCTGGTTTCTCAAACGCAAGCTGCCCAATCTATAGCACAACGATTTCTGATAATATTATGGACACAAGTGTTGGAGATCATGGTTGTCAGCTTCTTACTTATTATAGTGACAAGACAACAGTTTCTAACAACGCACTAAAATATCTTCGTATTGCTGCGCAAGATGGTTTTACTGTTGATGGAAATACATTTGTCACTACAAACTCTTATGGGATTGAGCCTGTATCAGGTACTGCAAATGGAGTAATATCGAACAACACATTTGATGTTGGAACATATGCAATTAGCACTGCAAGTACAACAACTGGGTTTTCTCTTGTTGGCAATGAACTAAATGGCGCAACTCTAACTGGCCCATCAGCTAACCTAGATATTGTTCGTGTTGGCAATACTGACAATATTGTAAACGCACAGCGTCGATATGAAGGCGACTACTCTATAATTTCTATTGATACTGCAACGACAACAACAGTCTTTAATCTGTCTGACACTGACAAAATTGGTATGATTGTTGTCCATGATACTGCTGGAACTCGTATTGGTTCTTATGCTTTATTTGGTAATTTTTATGATGGGTCAACAAACTCTTCTTTCTTAACTAACGTTCAAGATAGTGGAGTATCTGGTTCAGCCCTTACACTGTCTGGCAATCTCATACAGTTTACTCACACATATGGCTCTACCAGAAATGTTTCAGTCAACGTTGTGAACTTTGGAGAATAACATGTTAAGAGCAAATTACACATACGAAGACACAAACATCGACAATGCAGTAATTGAGGTTATTGCAACTGAGGTAAAACAGGAAACTATTCGGTTCCAATATGTAATAAAAGACGGTGAGATTATTGACAAAATTCTCACTGGATATTGCGATAACGACAATCAAACTGAACCTGAAACATTGGCATATGCGGCAATCAAAACCCTGTCGATCTTTAGTGGTGCAACGGAGGTCCAAGCATGACTATTAAACAGCAAGGCGGCATTTTTGGTCGCAATCCAACATTTAACGATGTTACTATTGAAGGCACTCTAACGACTTCGGGTTCTCAGTCTTATGATGAATTAACTATTGATAATATCAATTTAAATAGCACTCTTATTCAAATTGACGCCAACAACGCTGGTCAAACATCTGCTCTGAACCGCATCCTATTCAAAGACACCGACACCAGCACAGAAATTGGACAGCCTCTTGGTCAAATTGATTTCTGGAACAACGATAGCCAGAATGGTGTTGCTGCTCGTATTCAGGGTATCTCTGAGTGGACAAGCGGTATCTCTGGCATTGCTATGTATACTGGTTCTGGTGGTTCCCCTGCGCTTGCTGAAACTCTGCGCTTAACTTGGGATGGTCAGGTTAAGGCAACTCGTGGAAACTTTAGAGTTGAAAGTGGCTATGGCCTTAACTTTGCTGCTACCTCTGACGCAACTGGTGCAACAAGTGAACTGTTCGATGACTATGAAGAGGGGACATGGACAGCAACGGTAAAAGGTTCCACATCCGATCCATCGTCTGCTTTAACAGCAACAGGATACTACACCAAGATTGGCGACACGGTTACTGCATGGGTTCGCATCCAGAACGGAACTAGCACAGGAGCATCTGGCAACGCATCTATATCTGGCTTGCCATACACATCAAATGCATCTGTCTATGCGGTCAACGATGTATTCTGTAATCAGCTAAACACGGCTTCATTGCTTGTTCAGGTTGACCCAAGCACAACTGTTATTCGGTTGCTTCAAGAAAACGGAAACGCAGCAACATGGTCATCGTCTGGGGCAGGTATGTATGCCTCGGTGCAAGTAACATATAAGGTATAAAAACATGGCTCTAACAAAAGTTCATAACCGATTGATTGATGGTGCTTATGCTAACGTCAAGGATTATGGCGCAACGGGTGATGGCACGATAAATGATGTTGCAGCTTTTGTTTCAGCTTTAGCTGCCAACGATGCAATCTATGTCCCTGCTGGCACTTATATTTTCGATACTATGTTGTCGATGGGTTATCAAAAAACAATCTTCTTGGCTCAAGGTGCTACATTAAAACGAGCCTCTGCATCATCTTCTAGCACTGATCCTGTTGTTTGGCTTAATGGTAGCTTCTGTCAGATCATTGGTTGTGGAATGGAGCAAAGCCAGATTATCACTGAGAACGCATGTCCTGATGGCGTTGTGAAACTTGGTATGCCTTCAATGTCTGATGGCGGCACAGGCAATGTTGAACGTTGCCGCATTGAAGGTATTAGCATCAAGGGATCAACACTGTATGGGCAAACAAGTGGCGATCCAGATGTGTGTTTGCAAATGACATCTCCAGAGATTGCAGCAAATTATACATTCTCATACTTCCATGTTTTGCATAACATCGCATTGCATCAGGCAAACATTGGGATGCATTTTGAAGGTTATGTTAATGGCTGCTTTGTTGACACGATTTACGGTGTGCATCTTGGCAATACATCTGTGTCACCAGCGGCAATGATTTATATGCATGGCGGTTTGGACAATACTGTTAGCAATGTATTCTTCAATCAGTCTAATGATAGTGATGGCATTTTAATTGATGACTTAGACAACACTGCCAATGGCACTGCGGCTGTTATGTCTCCTGATTATAATAGCTTTACAGGGATTGTTTGTGAGCAAGGTGGCACAAATGCATATGCTCTGAGAACATTAAAAGGTGCAAGAAACTATATACAAATTTTGGACAACACGAGCCAAGGTGTTTCTCTTCACTCAACATTTCGCAGTGATCTAAACCAGCTTGTTACATCTGCATCTGCAAACTGGGCTGACTTATATGTTGAGGGTGTTACTCGAACTGAAGATAACATTTATGTTGGCAAAGATGCTCTGAATATTGCTACTGAGGGCGTTCAGCTTTCGACAACAAACTCAAGTGCGTTCACAACAGACAATACATCTGGCACTGAAATTATGTTGTATATGAATTTGCTAAACAACGATGGCACTTTCATTGACTTTAGACAAGATGGAACAAGTGAAGGCACGATTACTGTAAGCGGCACAACTGTTGCTCTGAATGGTGCGCATCTTACACGTTGGTCACAACTTGAGGGTAATGCTGCTCGTTCTGATATTCCTCGTGGCTCTGTTCTAAGCAACATTGATGAAATGTGTGTTTGGGGTGACGAAGATAATGAACAGCTAAACCGCATGAAAGTTTCAGATGTTGAGGGCGATATAAATGTTGCTGGTGTTTTTCAAGGTTGGGATGAAACCGATACCGACGAAAATCCTGCTGACTTTTACTGCGCACAAACTGGCGACTTTATAATTCGCATTGGCTCTGGCGTTACTGTAAACAAAGGCGACTTGCTTATCTCTGCTGGTGATGGGACAGCAAAACCACAAGCAGATGATATTGTTCGCAGCAGCACAATCGCCAAGGTCACATCTAATCATGTATCTTGCACCTATGACGATGGCTCATTCTGTGTGCCTTGTGTTCTAATGGTGTGTTAATGCGCCTAGTGCGTGGACAGTCCAGCCAAGGAGGTAAACATGGCACTGACTAAAACAACAGTAAACGAGAAGATCGAAGTCATCAATCACGGCACATGGTCATCGGTGCAGGTACGCACTGCGACTATCATCTCAGAGGATGGCACAGAAATCAGCCGTACATTCCACCGCCATGTGCTGACGCCTGATGCTGATCTCTCAGCAGAGGATGCTGACGTTGCAGCCATTGCTGTCACAGTGTTCACAGATGAGGCTAAGGCTGCGTATGCTGCCTCTCAAGAGGACTAAGTAGATGGATAAGCGCACAGTATCCTCCGCGCATTTACGGATAGATGGATTGGAAAAGGATGTGATAGCACTTCAAACAGAGGTTCGTATTCAGTGTAAAGAGGTGTTTACTCGCATTAAAAGAATTGAAGCAATCTTGCTGTCTGCTTCTGGTGCTACAATCTTAATGCTGATTGCGATCTTAACTAAGATGGGATGATGACATGCCCGTTGCAGAGATTTTAATTGGCATTAGTTTAGTCAAAGCAAGTGCTTCAGCTATTAAGGAAGGCTGTTCTGCTGCTAAATCTCTGAGCGACATGGCTCAATCTGTTGATGGGCTGTTTGAAGGTACTAAGCAGGTTCAAAAGGCACGGGCTAATAAGTCTGGTATGTCTATGAAGGACCAGCTTGGTGCTGGCTCAGCGGCACAAGAAGTTATTGATGCTAGATTAGCTAAAGAATTACTGCATGAAGCACGTATGGCTATCTCTATGCGCTTCGGCCCTGAATGCTGGACTGAGATTGTTGAGCTTCAAAGGTCTAGGGAAAAAGAAGTCAAGCGTTTAGCTACTATTGAGGCTCAAGCTAAGGCTGAGAAGCGAGAGGCAGTGCAAGGAATATTTATTATTATTATTTCTATTTTTATAGGCGTCACCATTATAGCAATCATTGGCACAGTTATCTGGGCTACACAAACAGCACCCCCGCCAGCCGAAGGCATACGATAATGGAAGCTTGGACTTTATATCTTGTTATTTTTTTCATGAATGGTGAGGCAGTTATGTTTGAAAATAATAAAAAGTTCCTTACAAAACAGGCATGCTATCAAGAAGGTTCGACAAAATCTATTGAGCTTTTAGAACAAACAGTAGCTATAATAGGTATTCCTGCTAAGGGTAGTTTCTCCTGTCAGGAAGTTGGTTTAGATGTTTAAAGTTTTACTGATAGCTTCTACGCTTGCGGGAGTAGCTAATCCAACTCATGTGAAGTGTCATTTGTGGAAAAGGTTTACTGACGTTAACGAACAGAAAATATGTGTGTATAGATTCAGTGCTGGTTTTGGTGGGCTTGGATACCACTACCCGACAAGGAGCTTTTCAGAATGCCCAAAAGTATTTAGCTGTGTTTATCAAAAAAAGGATAAGCGACCTAGCTTATCTGAAATATTAGATGGCCTTAAAGGAGGGTTCTAATGGCAATAGTCTTTGAAAAAATACTAAAGTATAAACTGCTTCCCCGCTTTATGATGTTTGTTATGACAGTAGTTTATGTACGCTGCATAGAGTGGGCATTATCTATGCCTGATATTTCTACACAACAAGCCAGTTTAATTTCTGTAGTTACTGGCGCAATGACGGGGGCGTTTGCTGTATGGCTTTCGCATGAGAAATGATTGCTCAACTTATAGGTAGCCTTACTGGTCTTGCCACATCTATCATAGACGGTAAGACGCAGATCAAATTAACCGAGGCTGAGATTAAAAAGAAACAGCTTACTGGTGAGATTGATTGGGACATTGAGGCTATACGTGGCACTCAAAATTCTTGGAAGGATGAGTGGATAACATTGCTGTTTAGCATACCGCTTATCTTAGCATTCTGTGGGGATTGGGGGAACGATATAGTTGCTCGTGGTTTTTCTGCTTTAGAAGTCATGCCTCAATGGTATCAAATTGCATTAGGTGGGATTGTAAGTGCCAGCATAGGAATGAGATCAGTGAGTAAGTTCTTTGGAAAAAGATAAGATAGTTCAGTTTCCTAAATTATCTGAGATAGATAAACAGTATCTTGCTTTAGAAGAACAGCAAAAGCTAATACGGGAACAGTTAAGATTAATAGTGGAGCAAAAGAAATGACTTTTAAATTATCAGACAGAAGTTTATCTCGTCTTCGTGGTGTTCACCCTGACTTAGTTGCTGTTGTTAAGGGTGCCATAGAGCTTACTGATGTAGACTTTGGTGTTGGCTGTGGACTGAGAGATGAGAAACAACAAAGAGCTTTAGTAGCTAGTGGCGCAAGCAAGACGCTTCGAAGTAAACACTTGCAACAGGCTGATGGCTTTGGTCACGCTGTTGATTTATTTGCTTATGTTCGTGGTTCTGTTAGCTGGTCGCTGCCTCTCTATGATAATTTAGCTGATGCAATGAAAGCATCTGCTCGTGCGCGTGGCGTTCAGATTCTATGGGGTGCTGCTTGGACTATACCTAACATTTCAGATTGGGATGGAACTATGGAGGAGGCAATGAATAGTTACATTGATACTCGTCGTTCACAAGGCAAGCGTCCGTTCATTGATGGCCCACATTATCAACTTTCTTACAGTTAATAAGGCCCACTAGAATTAATCCAGTGAGCCTTATGGTTAATCACATGGTAGAAAGTACGAAAACCCATGCTTAACCTGTAGGTGTTAGGCCCGTGTACTACTGTGTAAAGCCGCGACCGCCTACTGCGCTAGGGTTGCATTTTCATTTACTCTGTAGACCCAGCAATCTGCTGAACCTGACTTTCCTTTTCGGTCTTTTGCTTTAGGTGCAGGAACACGTCTTACTTTCTCAATTAAGTTAGAGCTAAACAAGTGTGAAAGCTGGGCTGATACTGAGTAAGCATTCAAATTCTTTTTCTTCACTATGTCAAAAGCTGTTGCCTCCTGCATTTGTTTTACTGTTTGCAAGATAATCTTTTGCTGTGAGGTAAGCTTATCTTTGACATACTCTCTGCGTCTATCGCATGGTAGCTTTGGACGGTTGCCTAGCTTAGCTTGCATACGTTCATATTGTAATATTTTATTCATCTTTATTATCCAGATGTTTTTTTAAAGACTGAACTAATGAAAGGATTTCATCAAGGTCATGGTATCTATTGTTGCCTGATGCCTTCATATCGTTTCTTACGATCTCTACTTTTCTGAAGAGTCTTATAAATATTGGTGACGTTGGGTCTGTCATCTTTTTTTCCCTGCATTATTACGCCCCATCTAATCTCATTTCTTTTGATGAAGCTGTTAAGTGTAGTGAGGTCTATCTCCAGCAATTTTGCTGCTTGCGTTTGCGTTAGCTTTAGTGCGGATAAATGTTTTATTTGTTGAACTTGTTCATTGCGCTGTCTTGCTCGCATATCGTGCCAAGTTTCCATAGTTCCTCCTGAAAAAAAGGGACGGCCCGAAGGCCATCCAGTTGGTGTAAAGGGAGAACACCTTTAGTTTAGAACGGTGGTATCTCATCGTCAAATGAAATATCAGGAACAGAACTTGTTTGCTGCTGCTGCTGACCACCCGCTTGTTTATCACTGACTTGGAAAGACATGTATGGTTTCCCATCTTTCATGCGTCTCCATCCAGCAATGCGTTTGTCTTCACCAACAGGGCCAGAGTAATCGGGGGCTGCATCATTGCCCTTCTTATCATTGTCAAAAAGCACAGCCATCTTTTGATACACCTCGACAATATTTCTACCGTCTTTGGTTGAGTCTTTAACTAATACAATCTTATAGTCATTGCCTTCGACATTCATCTTGCCTTGAAGAATCATTTGTTGAGTTGGGAACGGCGTGAATGCTGCGCCTCTGTTGGTATCATCATATTCTGCCATGCTTCTGGCTCCTGTATTATTACCAGCTATTGCTGCTACTCTTGTTGCCACTGTCTTGATCGTACTTGTTGCCATCCATCTTACCTAAGAAGACATTAGCATCACATCCAATGTGCGACAGTGCTTTGGTTAGGCCATCAGTGATAGCCATCTTCGGTGCATCCTCAGCCATACGACCCTTAGCTGCATCAAAGAACTTACGGCACCCAGTGAAGGGGCCGAATGAATTTGCTGGTGATGTATGCCAGACTGTGACATGCGCCAGCACAGCGCTGTCTCCGTTGCTTACAGGCACTATCTCTGTTGTGTTGTGCCAACCCCAGCCCTCACCGACTGGTCCGAACTGCTCAGTCATCTTCATAACTTGGTATTGTGGATCGATAGCGGTGAAGCTGCGGCTACCGAAGCTGACCTTCTTCAGATATTTGGGGTCTGAAGAGGACAGCTTGTTCCATATGTCTAGGTTATTGCTCATTGTTAGGCGGCTCCCTTTCTAGGTGTTATTCGTAAAGACCCTCGTTTGTCTCGCTTGACTGTGAGGTAGTCGCAGTAGACTTCTCGTTCGTTCTGAGCAACCATTGCTTTAAGATCTTTCTTTGTGTTTTCAAACACTCGGTTTTTTTCATAGCCATTAACATACGTGACCGCTGCATCGACAAATCTATTGTCTGTGTTGGCGTCTCGCTTGACCATGTTGTCCACCGCGATCTTGTCAATGTTAAGTTGTATCGGTTCGTCATAACCAACTGGCTCTTGTTTGCGAACAACGTAACCCCAGAAGTCTGACACCACTGCCCACATAGAATCGAAATACTTTTCGTCACGGTCAACATAAGCTGCTTCCCATTTGTTGTTGCCAAAAATTACTGAGAGGTAAGCACCATCTACTTTAGCAAGATGTGCATACAATTGTATCTGAGGCATGTAGTATTCAATCACACCATCCATAGTGTTGTATGAATTGGTATGCTTGCACTCAACAATAGAATCACTACACATACCATCAATCGTACCCTTTATAGGTACACCATCAATATTGCGTTGATATGTATATTGATGTTTAGTTATAAAGAAAGCACCATCATCTGCTGGCATGTTCTCCTCAAACCATCTAAGATTGAAGTCTTCAGTATAGCTACCGAGTTGTACTGCAAGATTACGAGACAAATCATCTGACTCCACAAGGCCAGTCTTGATCTGCCATAATTCTAACCAGTTCCCCTGCATTATTTTTACACAGTCGGAACCACCGATAAAACCTTTGCGTTCCATAGTATTCTCCTTATATTATATGGGTTATCTTACTGCATAGATGCAGCTTACTCAAGATATTTCTTGAAGTCTTTTTCTGTAAGATCGGTAATTTCTAGTAACTTTTCTTTTTGCTTACCTTTGAGATAGCTCTCGCCTACTGGCATACCGTTCTTAATGCGGTCAGCCATGATCTGATATTCATCAAGCACATAACTATAGCTCTTGTATTCTTTAGCGTAGTGCTTAGAGCTAGTAGCTTTGTTGATGTGTGCATTCCACACACTGCTTTCTACATGCCGACTTATTGATGTTGGTTTTCTCATTAGATTAATTCCCAGATTGTAATGCTTGTTCCCCACTTGCCCATCTTTGTGCGACCTGAGTCACAAAGAATGCCTTGGTTTTTAAGCTCTGATATTCTGGGTTGCACAGAAATTTCAGCACGGTTTAAAGCAAGTGCTGTCTCTTCTGTTGTAGCTTCTAACTGATCTTGAAAGTAGTTTTTAACTTGTTCTTTGACTGTAAGCTTGCCGTCTACATTAAATTCAGCAGCTTTTTTGCTTGCTTTATTCTTCTGGTAACCTATCTGCTCCTTTGAGTAAGGCATTTACATTCTCCATCAGTGTTAAGAATTGATCTCCGCTCATGATGACCAGAGTTTGCGGACTTCCTGTCCGTCTTTTATAGAAGGCAATGTCTCGCCTATCTAATACTGTGAAAGGACTAGGGAATCCTGACTTGTCTCTGTACTTTACTTCTCCCACCAGTTCTTGTCCGAAGAGTTCAAGCTTGATGTCGCCTGAATACTCTCCTCCCAAGCTGCCTGAGAGGGGCTGCCTTTTCGCTTTGATCTTCGCTTTCGTGAGCCAGTCAACGAACCACTTCTCGTGGTAAGTTCCTTTATTCTTGTTACGGTTTGCCATTTATCTTCCTTGTAGCAGTAAAGGCATATGTACCAATGCTTTTCGTAGGTAGCTCCACTGTTGTTTTTAAGTATTGCAACAAACAAATGAGCTTTTGTTTCACATGCAATGCAAGTAATTGAGTTACCTTTTTGTGACTTGGATGTCATATTGCAAAGCATCCAGCCAACACATCAGCATAAATCCAGAGGGCAGTCTTTTATGAGACTCCCACTTGTGGATGAGTGATACAGTACAACCTATTTTATGAGCCAATGACTCTTGGCTTAAACTTTGCTCTAACCGAGCGTCTGTCAACATCTTTACCAGAAGCTCGTAGTCCTTTGGTATACTCACAGGCTTGTTGTATCGCATGAAGTCTTTCGATAGCATTGATTACTTTCACTGCTGTATCGTACCTAAGTTCAGTAACTTTATTGATAGCCCTGTAATAGGTAGACGTTGGGATGTCTGCTACCTTGAAGGCGGTCAGCAAAGAGATGTTATACCCCTTTGCTGTGTCTGTTATGTATTGAAGATAAGATTTCATACTGCACTAATGCAGCAATCTAAGGTCCATTGTCAAGGTCCATCCAATCTTCATGACCGTATTCAATCTGGCCGCTGCCTCCGCAGTTATCGCAATCAAGAACTTCTTCTA